CTGCAAATGAGTCTTACTATAAGAACTATATTTTTGATGATATTTCTGCAGGATTTAATGCAACTGAAAATGAATTTACCCTCAAGCAAAATGGATCGGATGTTCCTGGAATCTCAACAGAGGGAGCTGTTATTTTAGTCAATGATATATTCCAGTCACCTGGACTTGCTGATCAGTATATATTAAGTGAACAGTCTGGTATTACATCTATTACTTTCCAGGGAACTGAGACCGTTCCACTAGGACCTGATGTTGGAATTTCAAGTTATCCAAAAGGTGGTATTATTGTTTCAGTTGCATCGACAGAAGGATTTGGTTATCAACCACTAGTCGCTGCTGGCGGAACTGCGATTGTTTCTACTTCTGGAACTATAACTTCTATTGCCATTGGTAATAGTGGTTCTGGATATAGAACTGGAATACAAACAACAGGAACTAATGTTGATAAAGTAACTGTTAATGTTGCTATTAGAACAGATTCTACATCAGAACCAAATGTTGTTTCTATTGGGACTGCATCAGTATCTGGTGGTCATATTACTGGAGTTGCCGTTACAAACTCTCAGGTATTCTATGCACCAAGAGATATATCAAATGTTGGATATTCTTCTATAACTGGATTGACCACCGTTACTACATCTACTGCACACGGACTGACTATTGATGATGAAGTTATTGTTTCTGGAATAGCATTTACGTGTGATTACAGTGGTTCAGGACCAGTTAATGTTTCTAATGCCGTTTATGATAACATAAGTGGTATAATGACTGTAACCACGTCAACTGCTCACAACCTCTCTACAACTGGACAGAAGAGTGATGTTCTTCTTACTGGTCTTGGATTTACTTGTGGACTTGATGGTGGAGCATCCACTCATACATATCCAAGAACAACTGATCCTGTTTACTGTGGTACTAAAGTGACTGCAGTTAATAGTTCCACTGAATTTGAAATTAATGCAGGTGTTTCTACAGTGCCAACTTTCTTCCAAAGTGGAGGAACTGCTCAACCTGTTCTCATCGCACCAAGAGCAACCAATAATTCTGCTAGTACATTTGACCCAGCAGTAAACGGAACAAAAGTTCTTAGAGTCGTTGACAATACAACTTTTGAAATAAACACTGGTATCTCGACTAGAAAACATTTCTATGCAAGATGTGGTAAACTCAACAAACCACTTGATGTTGTATTTGATAATCCACTGAGTTACTCAAATATTCAGTTGGTATATAGTTCTTCCTCCGTAACTGGATTCGGAACACATGCAACCGCAAACGTCGTTGTTGGTCAAGGGTCAAGTGTCATTGACTTTGAAATTGTCAATACTGGTTATGGATATGGTAACGGTCAAATCTTAACTGTTGCCATTGGAGGAACAACTGGTATTCCAACCACTTCCTCCTACTCTGGAAATGAGTTCCAAATAACAATCGATGAAGTTCATGTAGATGAATTTTCTGGATGGACTGTTGGAACATTAGATGTTCTGGATAAAGTCGATGACTTTATTGATGGTGTAAGAAAAGATTTCCCACTTACAAAAGCAGGTTCTATTGTCTCAATCGTTGCTGCTAAAGGATCAAAGATTAATGTTGAAGATGTTCTTTTGATATTCGTTAACAATATCCTTCAAGTTCCTGGAGAAGGATATACGTTTACTGGAGGAAGCACTGTTGTATTTACAGAAGCTCCAAAAATTGGTGATACTGTAAATATTCTTTTCTATAAGGGAAGTGGTGACACTGATGTTATCTTTAGAAATGTTATTGAAACTGTAAAGAAAGGTGATACTTTACAACTTAAGAGTGATAGATCAGTAGGTCAAGCGTCTTATCTTAGTGAAGATGAAAGAATTGTAGAATTAGTTAAGTCTACCAATACTGTTGAAACTAATCCTTATGAGGGTCCAGGAAATGTCTCTGACGTTACTTTGGAGAGACCTGTTGACTGGTGTCGCCAAACGGAAGACATCTTTATTAATCAAATCGGTGTTGGTAAAGATAGAGAATTGTATGAACCAGTCATCAATCCAAGTGCATATCTCATCAAGTCTGTTGGAGTGGGATCTACAGCAATCTATGTTGATAATCTGAGACCTATCTTTAATTCACAAAATGAAAATGATACATCTCTAATTTTCCAAAAGAAAATTAAATTTATAAGGCAGGAAACTAAGACAGGTGCAGCTGGAACAGCAGTTGTCTCTGGATTTGGCACAATTTCTTCTGTCACTATTTCTGATGGTGGTGTTGGATATACAACAGCCACAGTAAGTTTTGGTTCAACTATTGGTGTTGGAACTACGTCCAGAGCACTTGGTAATGTTACCATTAGTGCTGGAGGGACAGTTACAGGGGTTGCCATCACAAGTCCAGGTGTTGGATATACTTATACAAACCCACCAAATGTTCTTATCTCTCCTCCAACTTACTCTGAAGAAGAAGTAAGTGTAAATTCTTACTCTGGAGATAATGGCATTATTGTTGGATTTGGAACCACAACTGTAGGAGTTGGTACGACATCACTTATCTTTGATGTTCATATTCCGTTTGACTCATTCCTTAGAGACACTTCTATTGCTGGAACTGCAGTAACAATTAGTTCTCTTGATGCAAATGATTTGTTTGTAGTAAGGAATTCCAACATAGGTGCAGGAACAACGTCAATAACCTCGTTTGATCCTTCAGGTAACACTGTAGGTGTAGGAACTTCTTTTGCCGATAATGTGTATGCCGTAAGAACTGCGGTTTCTATATCAACAAGTGTTCAGGGAGTTACAACTCATGTAAGAAGAGTTACTGTTGATGTGGATCAACACATCACATCGGGTATAACAACCTCAGATTTCTTTGGAAATTATAGTTGGGGAAGAATAGACATTACTGCTAGGGCAGAGTCTAATTCTTACAACTCTTATACCCTTGGAGGTATCGGTATTTCTGAAGGAACTGGTATTTCTACATCTACATTAGTTACAAGATCAAACTTCTTGAAATTCAAAAATTATATCGTTTAATACTAATAAATAAAGAAAAACTCTGTCCAAAATGGCTGCCATTATAACTGATCAGATTAGAATATTAAATGCGGGTAATTTTGTTGCTGGTGTTTCTAATGCTAGTAATTCCTATTATTCATTTATTGGTCTGCCCAATCCTGCAGACTACCAGACTGATTGGGATTCAGATCCACCTGCTCCAAAAGATAATTTTGATCAGGAAAATGATTATTGGGATACAATGATTGCGTTGAAAAAAATCAACACTGCTGATGCTAGACAGGTTGTTCCTAAACTAACATGGAGTTCTGGAACAACATATGATATGTATAGGCATGATTATTCCAGATCAAACACTGCACCCATCTCAGGTGCAACAAACCTTTATTCGGCAAATTTTATTGTTTTAAATAGTGATTTTAGAGTTTACTCTTGCTTACAAAATGGGACAGATCCAGACAACACTGAGGGTAGACCATCTCTAGATGAACCAACTTTCACTGATTTAGAACCAAGATCTGCTGGAACTAGTGGTGATGGATATATTTGGAAATATCTTTATACAATTAAACCGAGTGAGGTTGTTAGATTTGAATCAACAGATTTCATGCCAGTCCCAACAGATTGGTTAACTGCTGCGGAAAATGCTGCGGTTAGAGATAACGCTGTTGATGGTGGAATTAAAATTGTAACTGTTACTAACAAGGGTGTTGGTCTTGGCACGGCGAACAGTGTTTATACCTCGGTTCCTATTAAGGGTGATGGGGCTGGAGCACAATGCACAATAGTTATTGATGGAAACCAGCAAGTAAGTTCTGTAACTGTTTCTAATCAGGGATCTGGATATACTTACGGAAACGTAGATCTAGTTGCTGGTGGAGTGCCAACTGGAACTACAAGACCAAGTTTTAATGTTATCATCCCACCTCAAGGTGGGCATGGTGCAGACATTTATAGAGAACTAGGTGCATTTAATGTTCTGCTTTACTCTAGAATTGAAAATGATAGTACAAATCCAGATTTTATAACAGGAAATCAAATCGCAAGAGTTGGTGTTGTCGAAAATCCTCAACAATTTGGATCAACTACTCTTCTTTCAGCAGACAAAGCAAGTGCTCTTAGTGCTTTAAAGTTAGTTGGCACTGGATATAGCACTGCAACCTTCTCTGGGGACTCTTACTTTACTCAAACTGTGTCAACTGGCACCACAGCAGTTGGTAGAGTTGTAAGTTACGATCAAAATACTGGTGTTCTGAAGTTCTGGCAGGATCGATCACTTGCTGGATTTAATACTGTGGGAACAGCACAAACTCAACCTACTTACGGATTTGACTTAACTGAGTTTTCTTCATCTCCTGGCACTGGTGGGTCTTTGGTTATATCTCCAACAACTGGTCAAGATCTATCAATTGATACTGTTTTTTCGGGTATAACTACCGTAATAAATAATCGTACATATTATCTTGGTCAAACTTTTGCTAGTGGTATAGCCAATCCTGAAGTTAAAGCACACTCTGGTAGTATCATTTACGTTGATAATAGACCGTCTATAACACGGTCATCGAATCAAAAAGAAGACATAAAAGTTATTTTGCAGTTCTAAAGAATTATGCCACAACAGACTAATCTCAACGTAGCACCATATTTTGACGATTTTGATGCAGCGAATGACTATCATAAGGTATTATTCAAACCTGGATTCCCAGTTCAGGCTAGGGAGTTAACCTCTCTTCAATCTATACTGCAAAATCAAATTGAAAAGTTTGGACAGCACTTTTTTAGTGAAGGTGCTAAAGTAATTCCAGGAAATACTGGATATAGTCAGATATATTATTGTGTTCAGTTAGAAAATACTTATCAGGGTGTTCCCGTAGCAGCATATGCTGATCAGTTAGTAGGAACAAAAATAACAGGACAAAATTCTGGAGTAACTGCGTTTGTAGATAGTATTTTATTACCAGAAGATTCAGAAAGAGGTAATTTAACATTATACATCAATTATTTGACATCAAGTTCCTCTAATAATTCCACTCAAATTTTTAGTGACGGTGAACCAATTGTTTGTAATGAAGTTTTATCCTCAGGATTACTTGGAAACTCAACCATTGCAGCAGGAACTCCTCTTGCAGTAACATTAGAAACGGCAGCAGCTGCTACTGGTTCTGTATTCCAAATCGACAATGGTGTATATTTTATTAGAGGAAACTTTGTAAATGTAAACAAAGAAAGTTTAGTATTAGATCAGTATACCACAACTCCAAATTACAGAATTGGTCTTCTTATCGATGAAAGTATTGTTACCTCAGATATTGATGAAGAGTTAAATGATAATTCACAAGGATTTAACAATTATGCTGCGCCCGGAGCAGATAGATTAAGAATTAGTGTAAGTTTATTTAAAAAAGCACTTGATGATTTCAATGATGATAACTTTATTTTACTTGCTACTGTTATAAATGGCGTTCTTCAAATAAACAAGAGAAAAACTGTCGGAGGTGGTGGTGTAGGATTTAGTGACTTATCAGATGTCCTTGCTAGAAGAACATTTGATGAATCTGGACACTATTATGTTAAACCGTTTGATGTTACTGTTGTAAACTCTCTAAATGATAGAGTTGGTAATGGTGGAATTTTTAACACAGGACAATTCTCTCCTGGTGGAGTGACTGCTTCTGATGATCTTGCTTTATATAAAATTTCACCAGGAAAAGCATACGTAAAAGGATATGAAATTGAATCATTAAATGCCATCTATCTAGATGTAGATAAACCAAGAACAACCAGGACACTTGAAGATCAAAACATAATTTATAATACTGGTCCTACTTTAAGACTTAATAGAGTTTATAGAAACCCAACAGTTGGATTAGGAAATACATATTTTATAAGTCTTAGAGATCAAAGAGTAGGAGCAGATCAAGAAACTTTACCAGGCAACGAAGTTGGAGTTGCTAGAGTTTATGATTTTAGATTAGAGTCTGGTTCATATAACACATCTGATGGAAACTTAAATGAGTGGAATCTTGCACTTTATGATGTTCAGACAAATGTTGAAATTTCAATAAATCAATCTCATACATTATCAACTCCAACTTTTGTAAAAGGTGCTAATAGTGGAGCAACAGGATTCTTAAGACATGCAGTCAGTGCAGGAACTGCACTTACAGTGTACGAGTCAGAAGGATCTTTTGTAGTAAATGAAAGACTTATCTTTAATGGTGTTGATGATGGAAGAATTGCTATTGCTATTACTGAGCATAACATTTCAGATGCAAAATCTGTTTATGGAATGGTTGGATTTGATGGAACCGATTCTTCAGTAGGTATCAACACATTTAGTGCTGACGTAATTCAATCAACTAAGTTTACCGTTGGAATTGCAACAATAAGTCCTCTCGTTGGAGGAGTTAGCACTGTAAAAAGTAATAATCCTGCATTCCCAGGAACTTTAGTAAAAGAAAACGATTTAATTGAATACACTGATAATACTACAGGTGGACTTCTTACAGAAGATCCTATTGTAGCTAGAGTTGTTAGTGTTGGTACAACACATATTGACATTGAGGGTGTAACTGCAGTTGCAGGAATTTCTAGTGGACTTCTTCCTGCTGCAGCATTAAATGTAACTGACTTCAAAGTTATTACAACAGATCTAGCATCATCTTCTGATGATTCTTTGTTTACTGCATTACCAAAGATAAATGTATCTAATGTAAGTCTTGATGATGCATCGTTAACGATTAGAAAAACTTTTGACGTAACTATCGCAAGTAATGAACTCTCCACTCAAGTGGTTGCAGGAACAAATGAAACATTTTTACCGTTTGATGAGGAAAGATATCTTTTAATAAGAGATGATGGGACAACTGAATCTTTGAATGGAGATCAGTTAGATATTTCACCAAATGGAAAGACATTACAAATTCGTGATTTAGGATCTAATAGTGATGCTACTTTAATCGCTTCTCTGAAAAAAATTAAACCAAAAGCAAAGCAAAAAATTAAAAATAGAGTTAGTTCAATAACTATTGATAAATCAAAGTTAGTTGGATCTGGAATCGGAACAACAACTCTAAACAATGGATTGACTTATGGATCTTTCCCCTTTGGAACTAGGGTTGAAGATGAGGTTATTTCTCTGAACACACCCGATCTGATTCAAATTCATGGAGTCTTTGAGTCTGCGAATACTTCTGCAGCATCTTGCCCACAAGTCACACTGCAGGCAATTAATACCACATCAACTACAACTCAAGAACTTTTGATAGGTGAGAGACTTATTGGTCAAACAAGTGGTGCTGTTGCAATTGTAGCAGAAAAATTAGATAATTCTAATATTTCCTTTATTTACAAGAATGAAATTGGTTTTATTGAGGGAGAAACTGTTGAATTTGATGAATCTGTAGCATCCGCGCTTGTTTCATCATTAGTAACACCAAGTTTTAATATTTCATCAAACTATTCTTTCCAAACTGGTCAAGAAAAAACATTCTATGACCATGGGAGAATTAAAAGAAAGGCAGATTCCTCTGCACCCACTAAGCAATTGAAGATATATTTCATGAATGCTTCTTTCTCTTCAACAGATGATGGTGACATAACGACTGTAGAATCATACGATCAATTTGACTATTCAAAAGAAATTAAAAATATAGACTTTAATAGAAATTCTGATATTATTGATATCAGACCTAGAGTTTCCACATTTGTTACTGCCTCAACTAATACCAGATCTCCTCTGGAATTTCTTGGTAGAACATTTACTGCGTCTGGTCAATCAGCAACTACAGTACTGGCATCTGATGAAGCTATATTAGCAGATGTTACTTATTTCCAGGGTAGAATTGATAGAGTTTACTTAACAAAAGAAGGTAGATTCCAGATAATGTATGGAACTCCTTCTGATGTTCCTGATAGACCTGAACCAATCGATGATGCAATTGAAATCTGCAGGGTTAATCTCCCACCATTCCTTTATGATCCTAAGCAGGCATCTTTATCTTTTATGCAACATAAGAGATATCAAATGCAAGATATCAAGAAACTTGAAGATAGAATCAAAAGTCTTGAATATTATACTACTTTATCTCTTCTTGAAAAAGAAACAGCAAACTTTTTTGTTCCAGATGATAATGGTCTGAATAGATTTAAGTCTGGTTTCTTTGTTGACAACTTTAATGATTTTCAAGCACAAGAACTTGATATTCGTGTTAATAATTCTATTGACAGAAGATTTAATGAACTGAGACCAAGACATTACACAAATTCTGTTGATTTGATATTTGGTCCTGTTATTGATACAGATCCTACTACCGATTTAGATTTTGCGGATATTGAAGGAAATAATACAAGAAAACAAAATGATGTTGTAACTCTTGACTATTCTGAGGTTGAATTTATCAAACAGAACTTTGCTACAAGAACTGAAAGTGTCACTCCCTTCCTTATTAGTTTTTGGAATGGAACTATAGAACTTACTCCAGCATCTGATAACTGGGTTGATACCAATAGACTTGAAGCAAAGATTATCGAAACTGAAGGTAACTATAACGAAGTATTCAACGATAATGTTGAAGCTGGAGTAATTGATCCTCAAACAGGATTCGGTCCCATGATTTGGGATTCTTGGGAAACAAACTGGACTGGTATTGAAGTTGTAGATTCAACTAGAACAAGAGTTATTCAAAATGGTCCTGATGTTATTCACCGGCAGGGTCATGGTGGTAGAGCAAGACAAAGACATGATGTCAGACAAGTAACGGACCAGGTTATTGAAGAGGAACTTAGAACTAGAAGAGAGTTTGGAATTGAATCTAGATCTGGTGTCAGAACCATCGTTACTGAACAGTTTGATATGGAGTCTGTTGGAGACAGAGTTGTCAGTAGAGACCTTATTCCATACATGAGATCTAGAAATGTTGAATTCGTTTCTAAGAAGATGAAACCACTTACTAGAATGTATGGATTTTTTGATGGTGTTGATATTACAGAATATTGTGTTCCTAAACTTCTAGAAATTACCATGACATCTGGAACTTTCCAGGTTGGCGAAACGATTGTTGGTGAAATGGGAACAATTGGTCGTGGTGAAACCACTGCTGAATCTAATGCTAACATTAGATTTAGAGTTGCTCAATCAAATCATAGAGAGGGTCCTTATGATTCTCCTACTAAAACTTATGTAGAAAATCCATATTTGAATCTTCCATTATCTGCATCTTACTCCTCCACCTCTACCATTCTTAACGTAGATACATTCTCTCTTGCATCTCAAGCAAGAGGTGACTTCTACGGTTGGGTAAAAGAAGGAATGACATTGATTGGATCGACAAGTGGTGCTATTGCTACTGTTGAAAACGTCAGATTAATCTCTGATCTTTCTGCGACTCTGATTGGTAGTTATTATATTCCAGATCCTAATAATATTACTTTCCCAAGATTTGAATGTGGAACAAAGACTTTCACTCTTACTAATGATATTGACAATAATCAGGATAATGCAAGCACCATCGCAGAAGAGGCATTTAGTGCATCTGGAACTTTAGAAACAGTTCAAGAAAATATCATTTCTGTTAGAAATGCAAGAGTTGAACTGAAGAACGAATTTCAGAGTAGAAATGTTAACAGAGATCTTGGAACAGAAGTTATTGACAGCAGAGTTGTTTCTTCACGAACAAGGACTCAGACAATTATTACTTGGTATGATCCTTTGGCACAATCTTTCTTGGTGGAGGATGAAACTGGTGTATTCTTGACAAGTTGTGATGTTTTCTTTAGATCTAAAGATGACATGGATATTCCTGTTGTCTTCCAATTAAGGACGATGATAAACGGATCTCCCTCGGCAAGAGTTCTTCCATTCTCTGAGGTTGTCTTAGATCCAGATGACGTTCAAACATCAGCTGACGGATCAATTGCGACTAATATTCAATTTAAAGCACCTGTATATGTTGAAGGTGGCACTGAATATGCTGTATGTTTAGCATCTAACTCTACCAAGTATAGTGTCTATATCTCTAGGATTGGTGAAAATGATATTCTGACGGATACATTTATTTCCAACCAACCATATCTTGGATCTCTGTTTAAATCACAGAACGCTTCTACATGGGAACCAAGTCAGTGGGAAGATCTTAAGTTTACTCTTTATAGAGCAGACTTCCTTGATACTGGATCTGTTGAGTTCTATAGTCCAGAACTTACAAGGGGAAATGCACAGATTGCAAAACTTACTCCTGATCCTATTGTCCTTCAATCTAGATCAATTAGAGTTGGTCTAGGAACCACTGTTGCTGATGCATATGAATTTGGAAATACTTTTACGCAAGCAACAACAAATGCAACCGGTGACCTTGTAGGAACCGCAGGATCTGCTGTGGGAAATCTTTCGATTAGTAATGCTGGTCTTGGATATACTCCTGCTGATGGTGGTCAAACATTCACTGGCGTTAATCTTGTTACTTTAACTGGTAATGGAAGAGGAGCTACTGCAGACATCACTGTTATAAATGGTAGTGTTGTTGCTTCTGGTGCAACCATCAATAATGCCGGTGGTTCTGGATATCAAGTTGGTGATGTTGTCGGAATTGATACAATTGGAGCAGCGTCTGTTGGTAGAAATGCAAGACTTACAATTTCAGGTATTGGACACACCAATGAACTTATTCTAAACAATATTCAAGGTGAGTTTGTTGTTGGGGCGGCAAAAACACTATTCTTCTTTAATAGTTCTGGTATTTCTACTGAACTTAATTCGTCTGGTGCTGCTGGACTTGGAACTGGTGGAGATGTTCAAATTTCAAATATTATAACTGACTCAGATGGATTGCACTTTAAAGTTAATCATCAAAACCATGGAATGTATTTCTCTGACAACTCTGTAAGTATATCTGGAGTTCATCCTGATGTAAAACCAACTAAGTTGACTGCAGAATACTCATCTACATCTACAGATCAGATTGCAGTTGGTGGTGCGACAACATTCTCAACATTTGAAAATGTTGGAGTTGGAACAACTAACGTAGGTTTCCTATTAATTGGTGACGAGGTTATTGAATACACAAATGTTTCTGGAAATAGTATTGGTGGAAACATTGTGAGAGGAACTAATCCAAAAACATATCCTGTTGGAACTCCTGTTTACAAATATGAACTAGGTGGAATTAATCTTAATAGAATTAACAGAACTCATGGATTGAGTGATGTCACTAAACTTAATCCATTTACATTTGATAGTTATCAGGTTAAAATTGATACTAGTGCAACCACAGGAACTGACAGAAGCACTGATGTTGGATTCCCCAAACTTTATATAACGGGTGACAGATCTACCGGAGGATCTAGAGTTAGAGCAACTCAAAACATGCCTTTTGAAATTATTACCCCACAAGTTCAAAATCTAACTGTTCCTGGAACTAGTATTACGGGTGAAATAAGAACAATCACTTCTCAAAGTTTTAGTGGAAATGAATTACCTTTCGTTGATGCTGGATTCCAAGATATTACTATAAATCAAAAGAATTATTTTGATACCCCAAGAATGATTGCTTCTAAGATAAATGAAGATGCACAACTTACCAATATTGTTGGTGGTAAGTCAATGCAGATGAGACTTTTCCTCTCATCTATAGATAGTCGCCTGAGTCCTGTTATTGATGCTCAAAGAGTAAATGCAATCCTTACTTCTAATAGAGTAAATAATATTATTACAAACTTTGCGACAGATTCTAGAGTAAATAGTGCCACTGAAGATCCAACAGCATTCCAATATCTTTCTAAAGAAATTGTTCTGGAAAATCCAGCATCCTCTATTAAAATTATTGTTGCTGCTCATGTTAATGAAGGATCTGACATTAGAGCATTCTTTGCCACTAATAACAAACCGGGATCAGATCCTGTGTTTACTCCCTTCCCTGGATATGCTAATCTGAATGAAAGAGGAGAAGTTATTGCACCTGAAAACAATAATGGTGAATCTGATTCCTTCATTACTAAGTCAAACACTCTCTCCTTTGAGAGTAGAGAACTTGACTATAGAGAATATACATTTACTATTGACAGATTGCCATCATTCAGAACATATAGAATCAAACTGGATCTGACATCTACAAGTCAGTGCTTCGTGCCAAGAGTGAAAGAACTTAGAGTTATCGCTTTAGCATAATATGGAATTTTACGAAATGGAAGGTCATAAGGATCTCGCAAGAGATCCTGAAACCAACGCAATTGTTAATGTAAATACTTTGGAATATACACAGTATCTTTCAAGGCGTGATGTGAAAACTGAAAAGAATCAGAAAGTACAGACAATGGAGCAAGATCTTGCTAATGTGAAGAGTGAACTCAATGAAATTAAGTCATTACTAAAGGAGTTATTACATGGATCCTGATAGCATAGAGTTGAAAAATTTGTCAAAGATGTTTGCATATCAGCAGATTGCAAAGGATATAGATAATTGTGATGATCGTGACATGCTAAAAAATATTGCAAAATCTTTTGCAAAACTTTATTATAAACAGCAAGAAACAATCTCTATAATAGGAATACCAGATGCCGTCTAACAATATCACGTTCGATCCAGATTCTGGAGTTCCATATGGTCTTAACTTGACCATATATGGTGGATCGGACTTTACTGCAAATCTAAATGTAAAGACTATTTCGAGTGGTAACTTTGACTTAACTGATTACAGTGGGTCTGCTGCTATGTCAAAAAGTGTTGCTGTTGGAGCAACACTTGGTATCACAACTTCATTTACTGTTGGATTTACTAGTGCATTTGATGGTCAAATGAAACTTTCCTTGGGTACAACCTCTACAAGAAATTTGAATGAAGGAAGATATGTTTATGATGTTTTAATCAAGGAAGAAGTTGGTGGAGGATCTACAACATATACACTTGCTAATGGGAATGTATATGTTTATAATCCTGTATCTTCAGCACCATAAATACTGTAGGGAAACTTGTGGAATAAATGGCACAACCAGCAAGTAGGACAGATTTAATTAATTACTGCAAAAGGCAACTGGGAGCACCAGTGCTTGAGATTAATGTTGCCGATGAGCAAATAGATGATCTGGTTGATGATGCTTTACAATATTTTCAAGAGAGACACTTTGATGGTGTTACTCAAACATTTTTAAAATATAAAATTACTCAAGAAGACATTGATAGAGGAAGAGCTAGAGGTGGATCTAATAACACCGCAGGTATTACAACTTCCACTGCAACTTCCACTATTAATGAATCTTCGGTAAGTTTTTCTTTTGAGGAAAATAGTAATTATCTTCAAGTTCCACCAGAAGTTATTGGGATAACGAAGGTATTTAAATTTGATGGATCAAACACTGTAACTAACAATATGTTCAGTGTAAAATATCAATTATTTTTAAACGATATTTACTATTTTGGATCAACCGAAATTCTTACTTATGCAATGACCAAAAGATATCTTGAAGATATTGATTTTGCGTTAAGTACTGATAAGTTTATTAGATTCAATCAAAGACAAGACAGATTATACTTAGATATTGATTGGGGATCGGCTACTGTAGATGATTATCTAATTATTGATTGTTACCGTTTATTAGATCCAAGTTCTTATTCAAGAGTTTGGAATGATTCATTTTTAAAAAGATATGTAACTGCACTTGTCAAAAGGCAGTGGGGTCAAAACTTAATAAAATTTCAGGGTGTCAAGTTACCTGGTGGTATAGAGTTGAATGGTCGTCAGATTTACGATGATGCTCAGAAGGACTTGGAAGTGATTAGAGAGCAGATGTCCAACACGTATGAACTTCCTCCATTCGATATGATAGGTTGATATCATGTTAAATCCATTCTTTACTCAAGGAACAGTTGGTGAACAAAACCTTGTTCAGGATTTAATTAATGAACAACTTAAAATGTATGGGGTAGAGATTTTTTATCTACCCAGAAAATACATGACAGAAAATTCTGTCTTAAGAGAAGTAGTGCAGTCTAAATTTGATCTGGCATTGCCACTAGAGGCTTATGTTGATAACTATGATCAATATTCTGGTGCTGGAAATATTCTTTCTAAGTTTGGAATTGAGTCAAAGGATGAAGTAAGACTTATCATTTCTAGAGAAAGATTTGAAAATTATATAACTCCACTAATTGAAGATCAGGCAAATATAAAACTATCAACTAGGCCAAAAAGTGGAGATCTAATTTGGTTTCCTCTTGATGATAGAGTTTATGAAATTAAAGATATTGAATATGCAAAACCATATTATCAACTACAAAATCTTTACGTTTATGAACTGTATTGCGAACTCTTCCGTTTGGAAGACGAAGTTATCGCAACAGGAATCGAGGACATTGATAATAACCTCATAGGAGAGGAGTCTGATGGACAGACTGATGATGGAATTAACACTATTCAAGGTCCTACACAGACACTTACTTTAGTTGGTTCTGCTGTTCAGGCAGCTGCAACTGTTGCTATATTTGATGGTGGTGTCAGACAGTTTACAATAACTAATAGAGGTGGTGGTTATAGTAGTGTACCAACGGTGGTTGTCTCCTCTGCCCCTGCAGGAGGCACTACAGCAAGTGGTATCGCAACTATGATTGGTGGTATCAATATATGCAATTTGAATGCTAATCCAAGAGATAGATCAGTTCAAAGAGTTGATATAGCAAATTCCGGTGCCGGATACACTGTAGCACCAGGTGTTAGATTTACTGGTGGTGGATCAGGTGGAACTGGTGCTGCGGCTACAGCAACTATAGGTGATGGTGTCGTTGGTATCGTTACTATTACAAGTGGTGGTTCGGGATATACAGTGCCACCTACAATTACATTTAGCAGTGAAGTATTTAAGACTGGTGTCACTACAGTTTCTGCTGCTGCAACAGCAGTCGTAAGTGCTGCTGGAACAATTTCAAATATCTTCCTAACAAATGCAGGTGTAGGATACTCTGTTGCTCCAACTATGTCTATCGCAACATCTGGAAGTTCTGGATCTGGAACATTCCAATTCAACGAAATCGTAATTGGATCATCTAGTGGAACAACAGCAAGAGTTAGAGTGTGGAACTCTGAAACAAAT